CTTCGTTTATCTCGAAGGTGAGACAATCGTCCCCGCCGTTGTAGATGGCTTGGTTGGCGTCGCGAACGTCGACGGTGTGGAAGGGAATGATGGGCATGATTATTCGAACCTCTACTCGTCCCTCTTGAGACTGCTGAAGCGGGACATTTGCTTCCAGGCGATCTCGTTCGCATAGATGGAGCCGAGGAAGCCGAGCGATTTCGGTAGCTCGGGGTATTCCGAATGGTGCCATAACATGGTGTCGTGCTTAACGTTCTTGGGAAAGATGCCTATTTGGCCCAGATGAAACATGTCGAATAGGCCGTTTTGGAAGACTTTTTCTTTATTCGATCTAAGGCCAGAGATGGCAATTTGCCAAGCCTCGAATTCAAGGGTCGAATCGGGCCAGTAGTTCAATGAATTAGACTGGTAGCCCAAATTGGTGGCGATCTTTCCAATGTCGACTATCTTTCCCTTCTCATTCCTTCCGTCGCGGATTGGGATGACTAGGGCGTCGCTCGCACTTCGGGCGAAGCCGATCACTGAGATTTGCCTCCGCACGGTTTCGATGTCGGCAGCATAGGTCGAAGCGGGTCTTTTGAGCCAATTCCAGCCTTCGGCTAAGGATTCTTTCGTTGGGGCAAGTATGGTTAGGTATCTTTCGGGTCGGCGAATTTCGGGAAACTCGATTTCACGGGCGGCTTTCTCAAAATCTCTTAAGCATGCAACCCGCATGACGGGGTTGCGCAAGATGGCGGCTGGATGGAAAGTCGGGAGGCATTTTACTCCGAGTCTTTCGCTCCAGTTGACCGTACCGCGAAGCGTGGTGATTAGGGTTTGGTTTAATATTGCCCAGCAGGCCGCGTTGCCCATACAGACGATTAGGGTTGGCTTCAGGTTGATTAATTCGTTCCAGAGTCGCTTGACGTGATGAAAGTGCTCCGACTTAAGATGCGACCCACCACTCTTACGGCTGGCCTTCCAGCTGACCATTTCGGTTTCTTTTTCGTGGCCGAAGAAGTAGCCAAGGTCGTTGTTCGGCGGTTGCGTATTAAAGACGTTGGTCACGGCGATTGAATGATTCGATCGAAGGCGCTTCCAGTGATTGATTAGGTCGAATTCGTTGGGCCAGACGCGGTTGCGGCAATTTCGGCAAACGAAGTTGATAACAGGGGTTGTTCTCTTGCAGTTGTGACATTGCATTTCGAGATAGGGGGCGAAATTTGTCTGGCCCATCCAGAGACTTAGCTCGATGCCGGTCATGCCGACTAAGGCGTGCTGCATCATCGCCTCGCGGCGGCCCCAAGCTTCGCCGACTAGAATTGCTCTCATTCTTTGATTGTCTTCGATGTATCAGTCGATTGATCGCGACTCGACGGCTTTGACTGCTCTGCTTCTGCGTCGAGGTTGATGGACCGTTGTGACGATAGCTCCGCCGCCTTTGATCCAATGAACCCGCTGATTGTGAAATTCGCCGATGTATATGCCTCCGACGATATGCAATTTTGTTACGTACTTTAGAACCTTCTCAATGTCATCTCTAGTGAATTCTTGTATCTCGCTTATTGTTCGACTTGACTTATCTTCCTCTTTCGAGTCGCTCTCGATCATTTCATTGCCTTTCTAAGGTGGTGGGCGATCTGGGTCTTAGATTCGGCCGCGGTGGCCATCTTTTCATCCGATTCGAGTCCGAGGATCGATCTGGCGCCACATCTGTCGGCCGCACGGAGCGCACTGCCGCTGCCGCATGTTGGGTCGAAGAAGTCTGTCGTCTCATCAACCAGCATTGAGAAGAAGTGGATAAGCATCGGTTCAGACTTTTGGCTGGGATGAATTGCATCGTAACCGGATGGAAGTGGCGCACCGTAGGCATTCGCGAGGGACTTAACTAAGGGTCGCCTGCCGCGACTGCATAGAAATGCGGTTTCGTAGATGCGTCGAGGGTAGAGGTTACCGACTCCGGGGATGATGCCGCTGTTATCGGTCTTGTGCCAAACCAGTGGGTGGTCGTGGACGAATAGGTCGGCACCTTTTAGGGCGTTCTTTGTGTCTTCGTAGAACTTCATGCTAAACCAACATACGACATGAGCGGAATACGATGTGATTAGATCGATATTAGCGCAGAAGAATTTGAGTAAGTCGAAGAAGCCAGTCGGGTTATAGTCCTCGTCGCCTCCGCTGGTTGTTGAAAAGGCATAAGAATCATAGCGAACGTCGTAGGGGAAATCCAAGTGGATCAGATTAAACTTTGGCCCGGTATATGAATTGAGCCATTTCTTAAAGTCGATATTTAGGATAAAGGGCTTTGGTTCTGTTGAAATTGAACTTGGTGTGATGCCGGAGTCGTCTTTGTCAGGAAAAATCTCATCTACAGTCAAGCCGTACTCATGTACAACAAGCTGACTTGGGAAACTCTGTTCGGCTATTTCCGTTGCTAGCTGACCTGCGGGTGCCACGTCCCTGTCGCCGACGAATATTTGGGAGCCGATCTTTATGATTTCGCTGGTGATCGAGGCGGCACGGCGCTCGGCGGCGATCTGTAAGATACTATAGGCTTGCTTAATCCCCGTCGCGTCGCGCAGGAGACCGTTGTCGAGATTCTTGAACACGGTCATGGCGCGGTACATGGACTGCCGGGTTATACTTAAAGTAGCCGCCGTTTCGGTTGTTGATTGGTCTGGATTTTGTTGCTTGTATAATTCGTGGATGTTGGCAATGGCTGAGACGTGGTCGCGCCAATGAAGATCCTCCCTCTTCACGTTCTCTTCGAGTTCGACAATTCGCGCCCGGATTGGGTCTAGATCTTCCCAGAAGTCGGCCTTGACGTCAATGTTGAGTTGACGACAGGCTTCGAGCCGGCGGCCGCCGACCATTAGGGTCGGGCCGCTGTCGGTTTGACGGACGACTATGGGTTGAATTTGGCCGGTCGATTTGATCGAAGCGGCAAGGGAGTCGATGTCGGTTGGACGAATGCGCTGGCGGTTTTCTGGGACGATGATTGCCGAGGGATTTAATAAAACGGACATCTCGGATCGTTTCCTTTCGTTTCCTTTCGTTTCCTTCTCTCTAATGGGCCTTTTAAGGACTTGCCCAGGTCCAAGCCCTCGTTAGCCGCGACTTTCCTCGACGGATTGCGGTTGGCGAGGGTATTTTACGTCGGCTTAACCACGTTTAATGCCGGCGATACGGTCGAGGTTAAGAAAGACCCTACCGTTGTCGCCTTTGGCCTGAGTCGTGCAGATTACCTCGCGGCCGCGGATGAGGTCTTGCGTCTCGGCGGTTGGATTGTAGTTTTCGTCGAGCTTGAAGCGTTCGCGGGTCGATTTGTTTGGATCGAAGCCCAAAGAATCGCTGAAGCGACTGAAGATCTTCATCGCATTCGGCGTCAGGTAGAAGTCTTGATATGTATTATAGTCGCCGAGCGACAGGCCGAGCTTCTTGAGATTGTCGAGCCAATCGACTGGAACGTCCTTCCCAGGGTCGGTGAGCCGGATATTGAACCGGAAGTGCGGTGTGCCTTTGTTTCGTGAAAAGCCCGACGACATGTCCAGTAGTTTCCCGAAGAAAGTCTTGCCGCCTGGTAGGTCAGGCGTATCTGGGAAGTCGGTTGAGGGCTTTTCTAATAGGTCGCGAAGAGATAAGGCTTCGCCGGTTTCTACCGTCGCCGTGCCAGTAGGCATGGTCTCTGCCATGGTCGATTATCTCCGTTGAGTTGACATCAAGAGCTTCCGAAGCCGGAAGCCGGTCCTACACGATTTGATCGTGTAGTCGTGTTGGGGCTATCGCCCCGAATGGCTTTAATGAAGTCGAGCGGTGGATCGCGGTATTGAAGCGCGTAGAAGATTTCCCCGAGGCCCGTCGACAACGAATATGAATCTTCGAGCCAGACGCTGTTCTTAGTATTTATATTACCAACGGCTGAAGTATAAATGCGACGCTCAGCGTCGCGGAACTCGCCACTGCGCTTCACGACGAACATGTCATTCCACAGCTTTCCGAAGAGCGGAGACAGAGCACGACCCACGATGGCTGGATAGCCGCGAGGGTCGGTAGACTTGTTCTGGCGCAATCTTGAGGCGGGTGATTCGGGAGCGCCTTGGCGAGTGTCGATCTGTGTTATGTGAGTTGTGGCGATTACGTTGCACTTCACTTTTGGGGAAGTGAGACGACGGGCAAGGCGGGAAATCATTTCTTGGGCCCCGGAGGTGTCGCGGCCGTATTCGTCCTCTAGGCTGCCAAGATGGTTGTTTGTGTCTTGGACCCAGTACTTGGCCATTTCAGCGAGTGTCGATAGGGTATCAAAATCGAGAATCATATTCGGCCCCCAGTCGAACAGGCCGCCAAGGCTTAGGTCGCCTTCTTTCCACTCGGTTAGAAGGTCGAAGGTTGCTTCGACCCAAGCACGACTATCAGCGGGGGATAAGACATTTTCGATTACCCGTGTACGAGTGGCGGTTACGCTTGTGACTTGTGCAAAGCTCATTGGTACGTCGATTTGCTTGAAGAAGATGCGTTCGTTTGGGTCGATTTTGACTTTTTCCAAATAGGCCGCATAGGGATAACGGCGATCGGTGAGTAAGGACTTGAGTATCTTCGCGCCGCGGTCGGTGTCGATCATAAGAAGGGTGTAGCCGAGGCAAACAAGGGCGGCCTTGGCTCCGGTCTTACCCTCACCCTGATCGCCCATTAGGACGATCTTAGCCACATCGAGATTAGGGTCATTGAGGCGGCTCACTTACCTGGCTCCTTTTCAGACTTACTTGGCTCTTCTTTATATACGAGCCAATGAGTCTTTAGCACGTCGAGCAATTCGGAGAGACCTCCGACAATTGAAGTCGAACCGAACCGGCCAGCGGTGTAAGTCCCGTCGGGATGGATAAGTATTGACGCGCGCGATAGTGGATTGTCGGCGCACCAGGATATGTAGAGTGAATTGTCTACTATCCTAATCGAGAATGGTGACTCGATGCGGATTTCGTTTTTTGTCATTTCCTTTAAGTCCTTTCTAGGGGGTTCCAGAAGCGTTGTTCGTAGTAAGCGTTGAGGAGATCTTGTCGCGTGGACGGATCGGCCGTGCAGATCATAAGCATCGGGCAGAAGTTATTGCCATAGCCGCATGCCGTGTCGTTTTTAGGCCAATAATCGCGTTGGGCGCATAGGTCGGCTTCTTCGAGCATAAGGCCGAAGTCCTTGAGATACTCCTCGATGATCTCTGGCGAGCGATCGATTTCGCGGCGGCGGAAACGACTCCCGCCGACAAGAGTCTGTATGGCGTCGATTATAACGCCACTGGTTTCTTGCTCAAAGACGACTTTGCCTGCGGCTGTGTATAAGGAAACTTGATTATTGACATGGAATTGCTTAAAATAATTGTCGTCGAGCGGATATTTCGTGGTTTTTACGTCTGGGGTCCAGACCTGGCCGCCTAGGGTCGCCCCGCGGTCGATTCGGCCACACATGTAGAAGTCTTCGCCGGTCGAAGCGATTTGATCTAATTTAAATCTGAAGCCAAGCTCGACAGCCGGCTTTCCATCAGGAAGAATCAATGTCTCCAGCGAATCATTTGCAATGCTATCGAGGTAGACGACAATGGTGCGAAGGAGAGTTCCCCTGGTCTTCGTTGGTTCGCTACTGGTCCACGGGCGCTTGCGGTCAAAGTCCCAGGTTTCGATAAGGGCGGCGCGGAATGTTTCCAGGAGCGATGATTCATGGTCGCAACCGGCTGAGCGGAGTTTCTGGTAGCGCTCAACCGCGGAGTGGAGGAATATGCCGTACTCGAAATGGACATTCGTGCCAGGAAGGCGGTAGCCGTTGATTATTGTTTCTTCATAGAAGCGCTTGCATTTCTTAAACGCTCCACTTGAGACGGAGTCCCAATAAAGTTGGAGCTTGGGAAGTCGCTTGGAGAAGGCAGGACGAAGAGTGTCGGCTGTTTCGGCGGCGACTTGGACTATTACTGCGTCAAGGATCATGGTACGACTGACCTTATTCAAAATTCCCAATCTCTTCCTCGATAAATTTGTTCTTCTCGTCCGTGTCATCGGCAAACTCTGCCATCCCACGCCAGCA